CCGTCAGGTTGCCGGTCGTGCCGTCATTGTAGGTGACAGCCACGGTAGCCGTAACAGCAGTCGAGCCGGTAGCTGTGTACCACTCAAGCCACCATTGAATATCCGAGTAGTTGGCATCGCCCTTGCGCGCGGCAAGGTTGTCACTCGACAGTGCAGAAAAGTCGATACCGACAGTTTGCGCAGTCGTTAGGGTTCCGTTTAGTCCGCCCATGTGCGCCAGTCGGTCGTGCATCTCGACTGTCATAGCGGCGTTACTGGTTGCCACTTCCATATAAGCGCCGTAACTTGTCGCCGGCAGCGTTTGCTGGGTAAAGCCTACAGCGCCAGTCAGTGCGTTATTGCACACGGCAGCAGCGCCGGGAATTGCACCCTGCCCTGGCTGGCCAGTAGCGCGCCACAAGCTAACGAACGTGCCCGCGCCCTGAGACGCAATAGACGCCTTATCCAGAACGATGCGGCTGGAGTTATTGCCGAGCGCGTTAACGATCCCGTCTAGCGTCGAGATAGCCATTAGGTATTAGCCGCATTCAGGGTGAAGGTGTTGACCGTGACAGCCTGGCCAGCGGTGATTGTGCCGTCTACCGGAATATCACCACTGCCTACGCCTGACGTCCCTTGGAGGTGACAGGTGGTGCCGGCGCTATCCATGATGCACGCATATCCAGGCGTTGCGCCCGCGCCTGCTACTGCGGTTCCGGACCATGTGCCTAGCTTTGTTTTGGAGCCAGCAGAAGCCGGATTCATCCAGTCTGCCGGCAATGCCATTTCTACCAGCAGCGTTCCGGTGCGAGCAGCCGCGCAGTTAGCCGGAGCAGCGCCAGTGTAGAAACGCAGTTTCGCAGACGCGCCAGAGGCTGTTTCTACAGCGTCAAGTCGTGCATTGTTGACCGTTACAGAGTATTGAAGCGCCATGATATACCCCTATGATGATGCAAAGATTGTACCGCTTTTGCAGATTGCAAGCAAAAGAAAGCCCGCACATGGCGGGCCTGAGTTACGGACGCGGCCTTCGAAGAATCCGGTTTGAGCAACGTCTACGCGAAGTCTACCGTATTTGTCCAGCCCGCTGGTCATCAGAAACGAATTAAACCAGCTTGAAAGGTAATCCCTAGCCATTTTGCCACCTCACAAAAAAGCCCCTATTCAGGGGCCTTGTCTTTGCCGGCTGGGCGTCCTTGCTTGCCTTTGAAGCCGTTAGACTTCATGACTTCGCCAACCTTATCGTCTACATCAGCCTCGCCACATTCTGGAACCTGAACCAGCACCCCGAGAAAGTGGTAGAGGCCGGGAGTACCGACCACTACCATAACGCCCCCTTAGCCGATGTTAAACAGGCGGCCCATGTGGGTTTTAGACTGGCGTACTTCCATTGCGAAGTCACCGATCACCCGCACGCGCTGACCATCCTGGCCGTTTTGTGTGGCGTCCTTGGTGCGCCATGCGCCGCTGTCTTCTGCGTTACCGCTAGCCATCGGAACCACGTTGATCATGCCGCTATCGAAGATCACCAGCTCGCCGTCGGCAAGGTTGGTGTCGATAACGATACGGTTCACGTTGCCAACCAGCGGCAAGTCGGACGGCAGTTGCAGCACGCTACCTTCATCGGCGGACCAGTCTGCCAGGCGCTGGCTGTCGTAGTTGGCGCCAACCAGGGCGGACAGTTTGCGAGCCTGCTTGATGCCTACGGCGATGGTGTTAGCCATGCCGCCACGGGTCACGATCTCGGCGTTGATAGCGTTGATAGCGTCCAGGGTCAGCACGGCAGCCGAGTTGTCTACCTTGATAGCGCCGACCTGATCCAGGTAGTAGCGCAGGCCGCCAGTGTAGGTGACGGTGCTGCCACCAACGGTAGCGGTTGCCTTGCGACCACGGACCAATGCGCGGTTCATCTGGGTGGTCAGCTGGCGGATGCGCTCGGACAACTGGAAAGCGATATCGTTGGTGCCGCCAAACTGCAAGGTGGCCAACGCGCGACGGGAGAACTCAACAGCGGTGTCCATGGTCTGGAAGAAGTTTTCCACCGGGTCAGGCTGGAAAATACCATCGTTCTGCGCCAGGCTGTTTTCTTCGCGACCAACCGAGTCGATAACCATAACCTGGCCAGATGTCAGCGCAGCAGCAGTGGTGCCACCAAAACCACGGGTCACGGTCAGGTCGTTACCGACAACGGCAGTAACCAGCAGCACTTCGTCAGAACCGACAGGGCCAAGCGTCATGCCTGGGCGGAACTTGGTGCCGTCAACCACGGGCACGGTGGTAGCGCCAACCAATACGGCGCCAGTAGTTGGCGAGCTGGTAGCGTCAACGCGCATGTCCAGCCACGACATTTTATAGCCGTCGTAAGGAGTGCGAGGAGTGCCGAAAGATACGGTTTGCAAGATACCAGTACGGTTCGAGCGGGCAATGTCGAAAGCCTCGTTGATGATCTTGTCATTCAACAGGGCGCTAAGGTTGCCAGATAGTTGTTCGTTAGCCATTGGTGCCACCTATATTATGGAAGTTGTGCTTTTAAGAAGCCTGCAAGGTCGCCGCGTTTTTTGGCTGCCTCGGCTTTTTCGTTGCCTTGCTCAGCAGCACCGCCGCCTGTCTTGCTACCGGGAGCACCGCCGCCCGAGGATTGGTTGCCTTTGCGCAGGGCTTCAAAGTCGCCCGTTGCAAACATCTCTTTGATCACGTCATCAGCGGACTTGCCGCCCTTACCGATCACGCCTGCTTCGCTGTATTCCAACTGGTCACGGATAAACCGCGCCATGATCTTTGCATTGGCCGGGCTGTTCGCCTCAGACAGTGCGGCTTGCATCGCGGCACTATCAAGCGCCTGATTTGCAATGCTGCCTTTAAGCTCAACCAAGGCCTTGCGCTCTGTTTCCGCTTCTGCCTTGTACCGCTCGGCAAGGGTCTTGTATTCGCCCTGCTCGTGCTGCCGTGCAATCTCTGCATCCTGCTGGGCGTTTTCCAGTTCTGCGGCCTTCTGTTTCGCAGTCTTGGTTTCTTCCAGCAGCTTTGAATGATGCCCTTTAAGGCGCTCGTTCTCGGCTAGCAGTGCTGCCACGTCAACTTCTGGTGTCGGGTCTTGCGATACTGGGTCAGTCACGGACTGTATTCCTTGGTTAATGGGCCACTGGCCGGTTATGCAAATGGTATGCCAAGTTTATAACGCTTGCAACTATTCCAGCGTTATACCTTCCCGCGCCCGCAACTCGTCAAGCGTGTAAAGCCGGCCTTGATCGTCTGCGAACTTATCAAGCGCCAAACCGTCAGAGTTGAACAGCTTGTAACGCTCAGGCCCGAGCACTTCCAATTGGAACTCTTTAGGCTGATCCCGCAACCACCCGCCATACGTCCGAGTCGCTGCAACCGGCCCCTGATAACTCGCCCGCGTAGCACCTTCACGCAAAGCAGCGAAACGATCATCAACCACGGCCACGCGAAGGCACCGGCAGTTGTACCCTAGCGGCGTCTGCGGGCCTTCACCTACTGGGTAGATGTTTCCGTCTAGTGCTGCGTGCTCGATGCGGGTGGCCGAGTCGAGTGTCGCAACCCACTCTTCCCCCTTCAAAACATCCGCATTAGCCTTGTAGACCTCTGCTCGCGCAACGCTACCGGCAGCATTCGCGGCAGTCCTGACGACTGTTTCCGCCTGCGCCCGAGTCCTTGTATTCACCAGCGACATCACATTGCGCGTTATCTCAGAATTGGTCGCGCCAGCAGTGATGCCAGCTTGCACGGTCGTCATCACTTCGCGCGATACGCCACTGGCGAACGTGTCAAATATCCCGGCAAATGTCGTGTTAATCGTCTTCTGCCCGCTGATCAGCTTCATCGGCGCAGACGTAACAGCAGCGCCAAGCGCAACAGACGAAACGCCGGCAAGGTCTACCGTGACGGCGCCTTGCAATAGCTTCTGCGTGAATCCAGCCTCATAGACGGCAAACTCTGTCATGTTGGCCGTCATCAGTTCTTTCAGCTCTACGCCAGCAGCCGACGTAATGGCCATGATGTCGATTTGCAGCGCGATAAGCCGAGCGGTCTGGAAGTCGGTCAAATCCTGGCGCTGTAGTGCGGCGCGGATCTCCTTGGCCATCTGCTTGAGGATTGGCAGCGATTCTTTGACTTGTTGG